CGCATTGATCGCAGACTACAATGGTCACAGATATGAAACATTCATACAAGGAGACCTTTCTACCACAAATAATTCCAATAACCTTGGAGAAGAAGAGAGATCTTTCGCAACTAAAGTTGACTTGAAAGTTCTTGGATATCTCCTAGGAGACGGGATGAATGAAGAAGCCCCAAAAGTTACTACAAGAGAAACTGTTGTAGAGGTAAAACTCATTAGAGAAAGAACAATTGTCGGAGACTCAAAACCATGGGAGTCCGATGATGATAGTTTTAGAGACTTTTAGTGATTTTGGATAATAGAGCTACTATTTATTAGGAAAATGATTTTATTAAGGAGATAAATCGATGGCTAAAAAATTTGATTTTCTTTCACCCGGAGTTGAAATCCGCGAGATTGACCAAAGCTTCCTACCACAAGAAGCAGAAGCAGAAGGACCGATTATTATTGGTAGAACCCTAAAGGGACCTGCTAACAAACCTGTAAGAGTTAGAAACTTGGATGACTTTGTTTCTGTATTTGGCATGCCAGTGCCCGGTGGTGTTGGACAAGGAGACGTATGGAGACAGGGAAATATTTCTGGACCTACATATGCATCATATGCTGCACAAGCATGGTTGGCCTCCGAAAACTCTCCAATTACTTTTGTTAGATTAGCAGGAGAAACATCTCCAAACGCTGTAGGTGAAGGCGGTAAAGCAGGATGGCAAGTTGGTTCTGGCGGTATTCAAGATGACGGTACAAACTCAACAGCTTATGGGCTTTTCTTATGTGATTCAGCAGATGCTGCTAGCTTGACATTTAATACAATTACGATTAGTGGGAATGGTATGGCTGATGGGTCAAACGTCACTACTAACGATGGCGTCAACTCAGCCGTAGTGTTTGAGTTTGACAGCAACAGCACCGCAACTGGCGTTGCTGTATTGTTTGATGGTTTGAGCAATGCTGTTATCGCTGCCAATCTTGCTGCTGCAATCGAAGCACAAGCAGCTGCTGGAAATCTTAATGTTACTGTAGATTACAGCACTGGTGCCGAGGTTATTAACATAGCAGTGACTCATACAACTGGTGGGACGATAACAAGGACTGCCTCGGGTACAGCCGTTAGCTCCGGTACCCTAGCCGCTGCCACAGTTGCTCCTTCAAACGGTGCTCTCGCAGCTGTCTTGTACAGTGTAACAGGTGCTTTAGGATTAAAAGGAACTCAAATCGGCGCAGCAACAAGTGGCACATCTGGTGTTCTTTTGAAATCTTTAGGTAAGAGTTCTGAATTTGCTTTAGAAGTTTATGGTAGTGATGGCGTTGCTGGTACAGAAATTAACTTTAATTTCGACAGAGCTAGTGAAAAATATATCAGAAACGTTCTGAACACAAACCCTCAATTAACTAATGCCGCTACTATTTCTTCAACCAAATCTTATTGGCTTGGTGAAACATATGTAGACCATGTAAATAATTTTGTAACATCATCATTAGCTGGTGATGTATATGGTATCCTTTTGCCACTAGGTAAAGGAGCGGATACGTTGGCATCAAACTGGGGTTATCAAAGAAAAAGTGCCACAGAGGCAAAATCCGGTTGGGTTATCGGTCAAAAACCAGATGAATCACAGCTTTTTAGATTCAAATGTCTCCATGTTGGAGAAGAAATTCAAAAAAATTACCTCATTGCTATTGAAGACTTGGCACTTCCTAACGATTCTACACGTTATAACTACGGAACTTTCACTGTTGCTTTCAAGACAATCAGTGGAACAACAGTTGAGAGATACACAGGTTGTAGTTTAGATCCAAACTCCGCAAATTACGTTGCCAAAAGAATCGGTGACCAGTACTTAGAATGGGACCCTACAAACAAACGTTATAGAACATATGGCGATTATCAAAATCAATCAAACCTCTTCTACGTTGAAATGGATGATTCTGTAGACACACAAGGTCTTCTTCCAATGGGTTTCCGTGGACCAGTAAGGCCAAAAGGTTTTGGACTACTTGTAGGTGAAACCAGCGCGAAGACTTTAGACCTCTCTAGTGACTTTGCAAACGCTGCTGTTAGATCCGGAGATGACTCTGTTGTCTACAAGGGTCACGTAGCTGCCGGCGCTAGTACTACTGCTGGTGATATCGCAGATTTAGATACAGTCAGTGCTGTTAAGTTTGTATTCCCAAAATTGAGATTAAGAAACAATGGAACAGACGGTGGAGCATCGAATCCAGCTCGTTCATATTGGGGCGTGAGACCAAAAATCTCTGACACATCAACCCAGCATGATCCAGACTTCTGTGACTACCTAAGAGGAATCCCTGAAGGTCTTGGCGGAGCATCACATGTTCCAGGTTCTGACTTTGAATACTCATTTGTATTCCGTATGGAAGATATAGAAGAGGCTGCTGGTGTGTGGACTTGGGTAGAAGACCAAGGCACTACCAAGAGCATATCGACTCTCATCTCCGAAGGTGCACGACAATTTGTCATGCCAGTTTGGGGAGGTTCTGATGGTTTTGAAATTACCGAGATGGAACCAATGAGAAACAGCTTGATCGCTACAGCGGATGCATTAGACGAAAACAATAATTACGTTGACTATACAATCTCAAAGGCGATTGACTCAATCTCAGATCCAGAAGTTGTTCCAGCAAATTTATTGTTGGCACCAGGATTCAACAAGCCTGCTGTTACAAATAAACTCATCAGTGTTGCTGAGAATAGAAAAGATGTTTTGGCAATTATCGATATTCAAAATGATTATACTCCAAGGTTTGAAGGTCTCGCATCATCACTTGGAAACACAACTACAGCTGTTAGCACTTTGAAATCTAGAAGACTTAACTCTTCTTACGCATGTACATTTTACCCATGGGTTCAAATTTCTGATAACTTGAATGGATCAAGCTTAGTTTGGGTTCCACCTTCAGTAGCAGGTCTAGGAGCTCTTGGACGCTCACAAGCTCGGTCAGAGCTATGGTTTGCCCCTGCCGGGTTTAATCGAGGCGGATTAGGTTCTCTTGGAGGCCCTAGAGGCCCTGCTGTTCTTCAAGCCAGACAAAGACTTGATTCTAAAGAAAGAGATTTGCTTTACGAACAGAACATTAATCCAATTGCAACTTTCCCTGCTGAAGGCGTTGTGATCTTTGGTCAAAAAACTCTTCAAGCAGATGGCTCTGCTTTAGATAGAATCAACGTTCGACGATTGTTATTGTTTTTGAAGTCTAGAGTGGGCGAGGTTTCTAGAAACTTGTTGTTTGATCAAAACCTTCAATCAACTTGGAATAGATTTAAAGGACAGGTTGAACCTTTGTTGGCAGACACCCAAGCCCGATTCGGTCTAAGTGGCTACAAGCTAATTTTGGATGAGACTACTACTACTGCTGACTTGATTGATAGAAACATAATGTATGCGAAAATCTATGTCAAGCCTGCCCGTGCTATCGAGTATATTGTTGTTGACTTTGTCATAACAAGAACTGGTGCAGATTTCGTATAAAGACTAATTAAAGTAAACAGGAGAAATTAGCTATGACATTTTGGTCAACAGATTTACAAACCGGTGAGGGCAAAGACCCAAAAAGAAAATTTAGATTCACAGTAGAGTTTCCGGGACTCTTAGGGACCACAGGTCCAGTTCAAGGTCTACCAAGTGCGACGAGCCTTCCGGATGGGATTGTTTGGTACGCTAAAAGCGTAACAAAGCCAGCTATGACCATTAGTGAAACTGACCATACATTCTTAGACAAGAAATTTTATTTTCCTGGAAGAGTTGAGTGGAGCCCAGTTACGCTTACCTTGGTTGATCCAGCAGATCCTGAAAAGGGTCAGGATGCGGTTCGACAAATGAATCAATTGATTCAAGCTGCAGGGTATAGCATGTTCAATAATTCGAATGACCTTGCTACAATGTCAAAATCAAAAGCAGTAGCTGCTCTCGGTTCTGTCGTAATTAACCAGTTAGATGGAGAGGGAAAAGTTATTGAATCTTGGAACCTTAAGAACCCATTCATCAAAGACATGAAGTTCGGCGACTTGGATTATACCGGAGACGAATTGATTGAATTGAGCTTGGAACTTCGTTATGATTGGGCAGAGTGTACAATTGGGGCAACAACCTTTCACGGCACCGGTTCCTAAGGAG